TAATTAAATTCGTTTTCTGTTATTAGAGCATGCTTACTTAATAACATAACTCCGTTGTATTTGTCTTCATTTAAGAACACATGATTTATATTCCTATCATAGTTATTAGATCTATCAATATATAAATCGAATTTAAAATCATTTACTGGCTCAACTTCACTAGGTATAACCCAAAACATTTCAGTAACTGTAAGATCAGATAATGCAGCAATATATTCTCGATAATCGTTAATGCATAAAATAGTCCACGGTACCGGCATACTTGCCTGAATATCAACTTCTTTCTTGTTGTTAACAAAAAATCGATGCTGTATTTCTCGCTCACTCGGTATATTATTTTTTGAAAATAGGCATACTCCGTCAAATTGGCAACCATTACGAAATACATGAGTATATTTCTCGTCCCACACTGGAACTACATAATCAAAATTAAAATTAGGATCAATGATTAGATCGTCCCATACAACCCAAAACATCTTTGTAAATGTCTTCTTAACTGCATTCTCAAACGTATCAGCTTGCTTGATCAACGGAAATTTCTTTTTTAAAGTATTCCACTCATTATTATTTTTACCAACAAATACAATATCATACATAACGTTTTCTAATTATCCTCGGAGTATTATTATAAACTTGCTTAAAAAATGCCGAACCGTAGGGGTCAATATCGGAGATCTCTAACCCACACTCATTTCTTATTGTATGCCCTAAACTTGAAATCTCATACGGTAACATTTCGTCAGACACTGTGTTATACTTGTTATTCCACTGCTCGGTTAACCAATCAAAGTCTCTTACTAAACTATAATCCCAATCGGTACAATTAGTTAAATACGCACCTTCGCGGGCGCCATACATTGACCATAATCCATTTTCAACATCTGCACCAATATTAGACCAAATGAGCAATCGTTGATAATTTTGCCACCATACCGTTTTAATGTCCGTTACCTTTGCGCCTTGATCAAGACTCATTTTTACACCTTCACGGAATCCTGCTCTAAAAGCCTGAAACGGACTAGCATTAGTGTAACTTACAGAATAATTCTCGTTAAACTGATAATATCGATGATCGAAACAAAACTCCACTTTTCCTTTGACATCATCGGGATCAGAATTTTCATGTGTTTTCATTTCATTAACAAACTTACGTGTCCACAATTTAAGCCCGCCATTGCCATACATAAGCCCGTTAACATGTACTTTTCCGCACCAACTAAAAACGTGATCCGGTGTTAAATTTAATTCATCTAAATCAATTTCTACTTTTAAAAAATCTGGATCAATAATATTATCAGCATCGACTGTGACAAAATATTCTGTTTCACTCAATGCAGCACACGCCTTATGGGCAGAATCGCTTCCCTTAACGCCATGAACTCGTTTAGCCCAAGGTAACTTAGACAATAAATCTGCATAATTTTTTTCTGCATTTGGTTCGTCGTAACTAAGGAAAATTACATCTTGATCAATAATCTTTATCTTGTTCATAAACTTTTAAATTATAAGATTTAAATATATTAACAGTTGATATCGAAATAGAATTTTTCTTGTTCTCATAGTTGCTGTTAAATGGTTCTTTGACATCATACGAAAATAAATCTCTTGATCTAATTTCGATTGTGCGAACTAAAAAATCAAAATCATTTTCTAATGTTACAAAAAACAAAAATGTTTCGTCATACATTTTAGGAAAAGTTTGTTTAGATCCTTGACTTATTGAAAACTCCCAACAGGAATTAATTCCATTATATATTACTGTTAGATCAGCATCGTCATCGAAATTTTCTCTAATATGAATTAAATCATTATTTTTAAAATCATATTTCGGTGCATACTTTGTAACTAGTTGCGTTTTAAAAACTCCTTCAGAAGTTTCGACTATTGCAACTATATAGTCATGCCAATTCTTCTCGCCGTTAAAAAATCCAGCAATATCATCGTGGCTAACTTCAATAACATTCTCAAAATTAGTATCAACTTCATTAGTTATAGACAATATCTGCCCTGTTTTATTATTATAATAAACATAATACCCCAGTATAATAGGGGACGGAAGTTCAATAATTACTGCCTTAACTATTTTCTTTTTTTTACGGGACATTTACTAGTTCCTCCAATTGTGCAATAATTGAATCTGATAAAAACTTATCTTCTACATAATGGAATAACTTTGATTGTTTAATATTACCCACAATTAATTCGTGTTTATTATTAAAAACAAAAGGAACTGCATTCATCCACGATATAAAATCTACATCCCAATTTTGAATTTTTGGCTTCATATGAACAAATTCCAAAGGAGAATACTCGTCAATGCTCGAATCGTAATTTCCTGTAATCTCAATTGCGATTGCTGTTGCTAAATCCATACTTAACCAATCTTGATACAATTTTGGTGAAAATGTAGTGTAACACCATTCCCAGTTATTGCATACAAATTCCAATACTTTATAAAATTCATATGCCGCGTCATTTTTCTTAAAGTAATGTAAAGCGTAATACGGGCTAGTTAATGAATTTTCTACAAATGTCCTTCGGTAAAATGTATCTTTAACTACCTCAAGTTTATGATTTTTAATTCTCGAACAAAATTTTATATCGTAATTACTGCAATAGTCCCACCAATATGTAATGTCTTCAAGAAGAAGCATATCAGAATCTAGTACAATTGTTTCTTCGTACGGAGTTGAATGATACAATTTCCATCTATTTTCTGCTCTAAATCGGGAATCGTTTGATTGGTCTCCCCAAGGTATTTCTATAACTTCGTCAAATACCGATCTATATTTCTCTAAAATTGTATCATTACTGACTATCGAAACATTAGTAATTTCTGTTTGACTGTTTTTAATAGAAAGTGCCAATGCGTAGGCCTGTCTAACATAATCTGTATCTTCAGTATTTTGTGCATAAATTAAGAATCCTTTAGACACCATTACCTCCATCTACATATCTGAGTAAACTTGTTTTGTTCATCACATGCACATCAAGTCCGTTGGTTTTTGCTGTAATATATTCACCAAGATAATCTTGTTTTTCGATTAAAAAGTTCATCGATTCATCCGTCATTGATATCAATAAATCTGTATCAAGAATATATGTCATTTTTCCCGGAAGTTCGGTAGCAAACTCGCCATTGGTTTTACCATTCATAATATGAATTGCAATACTAAATGCATAGTCATTTCTAAATAACGGGTATTCAATATTGTATAATATTCTAAAATATCTCCAATTTAATTTAATGTATTCAATTAAATTAAATAATGCTTCTGTCACAGCATCTTTCCGGAAGACAAAGACAGTTGCCCAATAAAACGGAATCGAATATTGATTTATTCTCTCATAAGCAACTCGATTTCTCCAATCTGCGAGATCAAAACTTTTACGATAAATTTGAAACGAGTCATCTCGTTCGAATGCCAAATTGAGTATCGGAGAATTAATAATAAAATCAGAATCTACTACTAATGTAGTATCATATGGAGATAATGAATATGCATTATTGCGTGTGGTATTCTTCCACTCGTATTTGTTTGACGATAAGGTGCCATCATGATATCGTTTTAACATATGCGGTTCGGAATTTAATTTAATTATTTGATCGAACCCATGATCTGGAAATTCAGCAGTCAAATAATCAATATCAGAGGTAATAATACTGACCGGAATATCGAGGTACTTTTTTATACGAGATGCACAAAAAATTGCCATCTTTACATAGTCAATTCCTTGATTATTATGGGCAAAAATTAACGCACCGTTGCTCATAAATCAACAATATCCTGTACACTTCTCTTATTTTTGATATCAGCATACTTTACCGAATAATCATTAACAGATTGGAAATATACACTCACAATATCATCAAAAAATACCTGAACATCATTAATTATGACAGGAAAAGTGTTCGAATCAATGAACGAAACATCATCAGTATGTCCCATTTCCAGTGTCATTTTTGTAAATGATATTAATTCTGGCGTGATATTAAATGTACCACCATTGATATAATAAACTAATTTTTGTTTAAATTCTTCTAATAAAATTCGACGTTGGTTTGACAACGTAGCCATATAATTAGCTACATCAAATGCTTTTTCGATTCGTTCATCCATTGGTAACCTCAGCAGTTTTTACTACTTTAGTTATCTATGTATATTATGATTTAGACAAAAGATGAATTAGATGCAGTTGGGCCGATTACAGAAACATATGAGCCTGATGATCTTGTATATGCTACAGTGCTTGTAACAGTACTATCAACTAACTCATTTGCATGGTTCGATGTATCTTCAAATATAATTTGAAATATAATCTGCGAAGGATTTGAAGCTACGTTGACTTTTGCATTTACAATATAACGATTTGGATAATATGTTGAACCATAATTTCCGCAGATAGATGTTAAAATTGTTTGATATGATGTAGTTAGCGTGTTGAACCCGATTCCTGATGAAAGATAAACTGTTTGGCTCGGACCGCTAGTATAATTAGTATTAGTACATGTTGTCGAATTATAATTTAAATAGATAGTCCCAACTCTATTAAAAACTACCTGCCATGATATATCTAATGCCGTTGAACCATCATTTGTAGACAGTCCGCCGCCAATTATAGATGGGGTAATTTCAATTCTACTTCCAGTGTTAAAAAAATATCTAGCACAGTCAGCTGCCGTAACAGGAATACTTTGACTATTAGTATACGATGGGAAATTTACTGTTACAGTATGTTTAGTATTTCCTTTCCAATTAGTTTTCGAAGGTGCATCGATTATAGTACCGGAATATTGACCAGCAGCAGGAAAAGCTAATCTGTTTATGTTTAAGTTAATTGCAGTGACAATGTCGTTATATAATTTATAATCTGCCTGTGTTATTTCTTGAGTTTTCGAAGGCACACTTGGAAGTTGAAGACTCAATCCCTGATGATAATAACATGCTAACATATCATTTCGTAATGCTGTCCACTGGGCAGCAGTAATTTCAGTATACGGTGTTGTCTGGGTGCTAGTTACCTGCTGCCCATAACCATACAATAAACTAATATCAGTAGCAGGTATAGTAGCGTAAGAACCAGATCCTTGCCCCAATATACTTGCAATTGTTCCGTGTAATGCGTTGTAATCTGCTGCTCGAATATTTCCCATATACGACCTCTATTATGTAAATGATGATGTTGTTAATGTCGGTGGTGTAACCGACACATATGATCCCGAAGCTCTTGTATATGAAATTGTACTTGTTATTGTACTATCAACAGGTTCTTTAATTGCCCAGGTCGATGATCCTGTCCCGAGAGACGAATCAGAAAATGTAATTTGATACAAAATTGCAGTCGGGTTAGGAGTTATATCAACTTTTGCAGCAATTTGATATTGATTCGGATAGTATGTTCCCCCGCTCGGAGTTGCTGATGTTACTATTGTTTGAAAAGAGGTAGTTAATTGATATGCACCGATCGAGCTAGCTACCGTTACTGACTGTCCAGGGCCGCTTGTATACGTTGTATTAGTAACTTCAGACGAATTATAATACAAATATGCTGTGCCCATACGATTAAAAATAGTTTGCCATGATAAATCCAATGATGTAGATGCATCCGGCGAGGTTAGCCCTCCACCGACAATAGTCGGAGCGATTTCAATTCTTCCTCCAGAATTGAAAAAATACCTAAATGCATTAGCTGACCCAAAACTTACTGTTGCAATATGAGTGTGAGTACCCCAGCTCATATTAGTGATAGTTGGATTATTTAAAATTGTGCCGCTATATTGTCCGGCAGCAGGAAATGCTTGAGGTGTTGCACTAATAGCAGTTACAATTGCACTATACAGACTAAAATCACTATAAGTAACTTTATTCGAAGTAGTCGGAATCGAAGGTATTGTTTGACTTAACCCCAAATGATAATAACAGTTTAACATATCTGTCCTTAATGCAGTCCAATTAGAAATTGCAATCTTGTTAGTTGTACTGACTTGAAAACTAGTAACTGTTTGACCGTAACCAAGCGTCTCTGCCCCAGTTCCTAATATATTTGAAACCGTAGTCTGAAGTCCATTAAAATCAGTTGCTAATACCTTTGTTCCTTGTGCTGCCATTCGCTACCCTTAATATGTAATACTTAATACTTATAATTAAAGTATTAAACATTCAACAAGTTTGACAGCCTGCTCGTTATTATCTTCTAATGCAATTGCAAAAACGTCAGGTGATTGCAAATCTGCGACAGCTGCACTTCCATGCCCTCCCGCAAATAATCGGTTTCCTTTTTTAACTCGTCCAACAACTTTACATGGAACACGACCCTTCAATGCAATAAATGTGCCGCCTTCTAACTCTGAGTTCATCATGTACGCCGGATTTGCACTAACTGCACCGACTGCACGATGCCCGGGTTGACATGCAGTTACTTCCTTTTCACCGCCTACCATTACTACTGTTCCAACTTCGTAATCAACATCAGTAAGATACTTTTCTGCTAAGTCTGCGTAATTAGCACTAGTAGCAGTACCGACAAAATATGTACCTACAATTGCACCTGCGGTGACAGTGACACCGTTAATCGACTGGTCGGTAGTTGTTCTTGCGACAATTGTGCCCGGAGTAGATGTAAGAGATGCCGCTGCCGAACCAGTACCTAATGTTAGTGTGCTTGCTTGAGTCGCCAACCCATTAAATGTAACGGCGTTAACTGTAGAAAATCTCAACAAATTAGTGCCTAAACTAGACACATTATCAGCGCCCGGCAAAATATTTGCTCCCACAAGCTGCATCGGTGTTACTGTAGCAGAACCCACCTTTGTTTCAAAATTAATTGTATCGTTTAAAAGATTTTGAATAGTAGGAGTAGTTGCATTTTGATTGTAAATACGAAGTTTTGGTGTATTTCCTACGGTAAATCCGTCATCGCTAAAATTTACAACAGCATTAAATATTAAATTATCAGTTCTAATATAAGTGTTGGCATCGTACCCACCTAATCGATCTGAATCAGTTGCAGTTCCCCAATATCGATAAGTTGTTGTTCTTCCAGGGGCTGCATCATTATTTGTATTAACTAATGTTGTTCCTTGATGAACTTTATTAAATCCTGTAATTGGATTTATATTTGCATCTAAACTAAACTCAGCATCTGGGCTAATAATAAATACCGTTTTACCGTTTACAACTGCTGAAATGATAGTATGTGCTGTTCCGAGCGTATCTCGAACACTCAATGAAACCATTTCAGTGGTTGCAGACCCAGGAACTGCCTGCGGCCCAATCAATACAAATTCAACACCATCCCATGCATATAATTGTTTATTTACAGTATCAAACCAAAAATCACCAACTGTTAACCCTGTTGGTTGAATTGCTCCGATTTCTGCACCGCCCGATGTGCGAAATTTACTACCATCATAAAATTTCAACTTGCTAGCTGAAGAATCAAACCAAAGCTGGCCTGATAGAGGGCGGGGCGGAGGGGTATTGTTTGCAAAATTTTCTAATAAGTAAAGAAAATTTTCATTTTGAGCAGTTCCGTAACCTGCGTAATTCTTACCAACGATAGTGATATCAGTTGTATTATCAACTGTCCCGTCTGGAATTACTGAAAGTTGCGCTCCGCTGTATCTGTTAATAGTATATGGCATCTTTGTGTCCTACATGTCTAGTATTTATTCTATTTTGGGCAGTTATTATATGTCAGCCTGCCAAACCCACACCCCGTTAACTATCAGGTACTCTTTTGTCGTTCTTACTCCGCTGTCAATACATTGAATTCTACATATTGTATTAGATGTATGTTCGTATGGCGGAAATACTGGGGTGATAATTGCACTAGATATCTGGATATTTGTCAACCCTGTTGTATCAGAAACTAGTCCTAACGGTGCTTGTTGTATATAAGTCTGAAGGGTATTTAAATTTATTGCATCTGTACTGTTTATAGCGGCTGCTACATTCGAGATGCGTTTATTGCTAACATCGACCGTACCTTGATTTTTAGGTTCTAATGTTATTGTTCCGTCAGTAATCGAAGAATTTGTAAAACTAATTGTAGAATTGTTAAAAGAAACACTAGCTACCTGAAGTGAACTTAATATCCCAACACTAGACAACCCTGGAGCACTCGTGACTGTCGACCCTAATGCAGTTTGTGACAATACAAGAAATCCGTTCACATAATACCCGTTGCCTGATATCAAGTTAATATTCTCTGATGAGACCCAACTGCTATTAAGTGATTGCCAAACTAATGTCTTATTTCCATCTGTGCCACCTTCAATGCTAATGCCGCCACCATTTGCAGTTGTATTAGATGGGTTTGCAACTGCACCTAATTGAATAACCAAATCTTCTATATTAACATTAACTGTATTGATTGTAGTAGTGTTACCTTCAACAGTTAAATTACCCCTAATAATAGTATCGCCATTTACATCAAACGTGGCGCCCGGTACATCAGTATAAATCCCCACTCTTCCTTGTTGTGCATTAACAAAAATGCCCGGTAATAATCCCGAACTGGTTAATACATTGATTTCAAAATTTTGATTATAAATATTGGAAGAAATTTGAAACGAAGATGGTGATACGATAATTTCAGTATCTTGATTTTGACCCAAAATTAATGCCTTGTTGTTTTGTATTGTTAATGTCCCAGTTGTTGTAGAATCATTAATAGTTGATACAAAATTCTCAGCAGACATTAATGAACCATCTTGTGCTAGTAGATAATCCGATTGCGTTACCGGCACATGAAATTTAATTCCGGAATAATTACTTACGTTAAACCCAACATTTATCTTACCAGTAAATCCAGATATTGGATTAAGTGGAGTGAATGAATCTTTACTTAAAATGCCAATTAATATTTGTGCAACGTAAACTTTAATAATTGTTCGACTTTTTGCGGTTGAATCGACAATATCTTCTACTGAAAATCCCGAAATACCTTGTTGAGCGGTATATACTGGACCGGTTAATACTAGATTTGTGCCGTCATAAAAATGTAGTTGTCTAGCATAACTATCGATCCAGAGGTCGCCTTGCGTAAATGACATTGGTTCTGTATTTGCAACAATAGTACCACCAGTTACTATGAATGCAGACCCGTTGTAGACTTTTAAACGATTTTCACTAGTATCAAACCATAGCTGCCCGGTGATAGCGTAATCCGGACTACTAGTATTCGCAAAATTTTCTAGCAAATATACAAAATTTTCATTTACATATGATCCATAATTGCTTGCATCTTTACCAATTAACGTTAGATTTGTTGTTTGATCAACAGTACCGTCGGCAATTTGAGTTAATGTTGACCCATCGGTTTTTAATATAGTATAACTCATGAAATAACTCCGGTAAAAATGATATAATTTATAGTTATATACGGATTCATTGTACTAACAGGTTGTGACAATTTATCTGATACTACATTACCCGAATACGGATACCCATATCCAGAATTATTGGTTACCGATAATCCGTATCCCGAAATAGCTGCATCATCAACAACATTTGGTGCACCTACTGCGTAATATTGGGTATTACCACTACTCATATTATGTGTATGCTCTGGCAAATTTGAAGTCGATAACGTTTGATTTTCAGTGCCTGCACCTGCACCTATGTTGTCAGCGGATACATCAGTAACACGATTTGCAGAGCCGCCTCCTGCATTAATTTGAATATTGGAATTTCCTTTACTAGGAACCGTTAGGTGATTATTCATATTATCTGCACCTAAAGGAAATCTGCCTCTTAAATCAGGTAATGCAAATGTATTGAATCCCAATAATAATGCGCTTGCTCGGTATGTATGTTGAATAATAGAAAATAATACACTATATTTCGAAATCGATACTTCACTACCTTCACATAACAAGTATCCTGCAGGAGGTGTGGTTCCAGCAAATGGAAATATTGCACCGACTGGCACTACTGGTAGATTCGATATAATTGTTGCTTTCGATGTTTTTCTTAATACAGTACTTGATGAATTAGTTATAGGATCGACCGTTGTCCTACTAATTAAGAAATAATCAGTTGTTTTAGTATCAGTAGCTTCGGTTTTAGATGTAATGATGCTAGTGTTTAAACTTGTGTGAAATGTGGAAGTGCCGCCACTACCTGTAAACGTCAAATCATTGCTTAATATATCACCCGAAAAATTAAATGTAGTAGAACTAGTGAGTGACGATGCCGAACCATTTACATTACCATTAAATGTTCCGCTAAATACTCCGCGGAACGTAGAAGAATTGTCTATTTTTCCGAAAGTAGTTGCATGTACAGTTCTAAATGCCAGTAATTCGGTGCCGATATCATAATATCCGCTAGCAGATGAAGATCCCGGAACAATAACCGGGCCTGCTACAGGTCGAGGTGGTATATTAGTGTCATAGTTGTTTATTTGTATTAAACCATTAATATTCGAATTTCCGCCAACATATAATCCTTTTATTGCTGATATACCGCCAGTTGTAGAAATACTCGCATTACTAATGCTTAATAGATTATTACTATCATATATATCGGATCCGCCTGTTACAATTAATTTCCCTCTGATCGGACTGCTTTGTGTAGTATCATCTCTAATAGTAACGACTCCTACAACATCTAATGCTGTAGACGGTGAAGTATTGTTTGGGCCGACTCCTACCCTTCCGTTAGCATTTAAGTAAAGTACAGATTGTGATACCCCCTGACTAGTTTTCAATAAAAACTCAACGCCTTTTCCTGAAGAATTTGAATTAAACGTTACTGCGCTCGATGCTAATCCGATATTAAAACTTAAATCTCCACCTAAACTGAGTCCGCCATCTGATCTAATCCTAAATGGGTTGCTTGTTGTACTGACAATGTCGCTTCTTAAAAAATTTCCGGACCCGATAGTAGTGCCATTTATACTTAATGCATCGGCTTCGCTAGCTCGACCCCATAGTTTTGTTGGTAAAGGGGTACCCGAGTTTAATGTGATTCCTTGGTTAATATAAGAGAATCCAACAATAGTTGTTTTCGGTGTAAATGCTGCATTACTGACTATTGCCATTAATGTTCCGTCTGCATAAATTCCAGTAACGGTACGAGGTGTGTCACTTATGTCAATAATCGGTAAAACTTGTGCGCCTGTCTTTGATCCTGTACTATATTGTGGCCCTACCAATAACCATGCTGCTCCTGAATATACATAAACTTGATGATTTGCAGTGTCAACCCAAATGTCCCCGTTAATTGCAGATGCTGGCGCAATAGTTGATTTTTTAATTGCCCCTACTGGATTCCATTGTGTGCCATCATAAACATTGAGCTGCTGCTGGCTTTTGTCGTACCACAACTGGCCTTCAATTGATTGACCGCCTACTGTGAGACTCGGCGGCTGTATATTTGCAAAATTTTCTAACAGATGTAAAAAGTCTTCTGCAATAATGGGACCGTACCCAAAGTAATTTTTACCTACAAATGTGAGATTAGTATCATTATTAATCTGCTGGTCTTGTACCGTTATCGGAGAATTAGATGGATTTGTTGAAGATATTGTATAATTTCCCATCGATTATTACCCCGTTAATCCTGTTAAACTTTGAATTCTAACTGTATAATCAATCTGTATTAACCGATTTAATGACTTTTGAACAGGATGAAAAATTACATGTGTTAATAATAATCCAGTACCGGAAGAATTGTACCCAACTAATCCTAATTCGTCAAATACATACGGAGTATTATTTGAATTATCAAATGCTGACTGATCACTGGGTTCACCATAATCTAATAAACAAGTAACAAAAACATCTGTATATGTTGTTCCGGTCACATGTCTTGTTTCAATAAAATTTCTCGTAGGATCAGTATTATTGCTAGATGTGTCATTTACAACCTTAATATAAGTTTGGTTATATAAACTTGCGTTTGATCCCGAACTATTTGGTGACAAATATGTAATAATTCCTGTCGGATCTACAGATGTTCCGCCATTACCAAATGCCATCTGATATACAAAACTGTCACTAACATTTGCAATAGATCTAGCTAATGCTATACTCATATTTTCATAATGGATTGCATTTCTTTTATTTACGTAGGTAAATTTTTCGACAGGATCATGAATATGAATATGTCCTTCGATATGAATTCCTGTTAACTCTCTATTTTGCATAACGAACTCTCTTTATCTTATATTTATCAAGCATATTAACCACTGTGTTAATTCAAGTCACTCCACAACGTGCCGGTGTATACCTGTAATGTATTTGTAGATTTATTAAATAGAACCGTGCCCGGTTGAACATTCGTCAATGCATTGCGGTCAACAGTAAAATATGATGGGAATACTAATGGCGATGTTAACGAAATACTTCCTTGAAATACTGGTGCAATTATAGTTCTATTAACACTTAGATGCAAGTTAACTGCATCATATATTAAACTTGCATAAGGAGTATTTAATGTGGGTTCTATAATATTAATTTCGCTAGTTACTGTAGCTAATGAAGCTTGATCATTAGTAATTTCAGTATTTAAACTCAAAATCTGTTCTTCAAGCGAACTAATTGCATTGTTGAGAGTATTAATTTGGTTTGTTCTATTCGGTGACGGTGTTTGTGACTGCCAGAATGCTAACTGAGATTGATCTGATTCTAAACTCGATTCGGCTGTAAGTAACTGCGATTGCAAAGAATTAATATTATTAGCTAGCGTTGCTTGTTGATTCAACAACCCTTGATACCAAGAATACGCAGCACTTGCATTTCCTATCAGATGTGCCCGTGTAGTATCTACATTACCAGTTACTGTGCCTGTTACGTTACCAGTTAAATTTCCGGTTACGTTACCAGTTAAATTTCCGGTTACGTTACCAGTTAAATTTCCGGTTACGTTACCAGTTAATGAGTTTACTGATAACGTAATAGTTTTCGACGAATTATCTGTACCAATTGTGATGTTGTTGCCTGCTGCAAGAGTTAACGTGGTTTGTAAAGAATCAGCCACAATAGAATTGTTCCCGTTAACCTCAATTAACGATATAGATCCTCGATTTGGTTGGCTATTTGTAATTACAAACGCCCCCAATGATCCAGATATTGCAATACCTTGCCCGGCAGAAATGTTTGTTACACTATCTTGGATTGATGCATATAATTCAGTAAAATTAGAATTAACTTTTTGGGCGCCTTGTCTAAGTGTATCCCCGGAGCCATCGTTTGGTGTTACTCCGACATTTATTAATTGTTGTGACATGTTTTATTATCCTTGGTCAAATGTATTTTTTGCACCATCAAATGTTGCTGTATAGGTATCTAATGTAACCATACGTCTGTTACTTTCATATTTAGTGATACCGGTATACCAAATTCCGGGAACTTCTTTTAAGAAAGCACCCACCTTACCAGTATCATATAAAACACTGGTTTCTTTATCCCAATTTACTAAGGTTCTCTTAATTATAGTAACTCTAGTTCCAACTGCAAGCGAATTAGTTAATCTAATTTCTTGACTTGTCCCGTCTACAGAAAAATCAGCATCGAACCTTACATCACCGGCAGGACTATCCGGTGCTTGATTAACATTAAACACGCTATACGGCTCCTTTTTTAATCTTATATTACCAATAAAGAATGACCAATGCTTAATATCAGCTTTAAATGATGTTGAACTAGTATGTTCAATAATACATTTATAAGTATAAGAGCCTATATTGACTATAGTTCCGATTGCATAATGAACAGTCGATTCCCATGTTAAAGAGTCATCATACCCTCCAACAAAAACTTCGATATCATTGCATTGCTGATAACCTACCGGAATTGACGAATATACTTTCCAATAATATCCCTGTGACGGAACAGTTATTGCTGGCAACGACAAGTTAGCAACGTACGAAAGTATGTTGGCATAGTAATATCCGTTATAAGATACTACATCATTAACTGTGTAGCTAACCGTACTACTAAATTCATTTCTAAATGTATATCCGTAATCTGTAAACCAACGATCAATCGATGTCGCACTTGGTATAAATGTTAACGGTATTATATTATTAGAAATGTCCGTTAATGTATATGTTAAACCAACCGGTATACCTATTTTTGTTTTAATTGCCGATCCATTAAATTGTTCACTTAATGTAAATGTCGTTGAGCCATTAGTTGTTATGATATAATAAATTTTACCTGTTGTATAATTAACAATACTACCTGTGCCGCCTATTGTACCATTAATTGTAATCTCCTGACCAACGACAAGACTCGATGTTTTGCAACTAAATGCTCCATTTTTACTAGTGATGGATACATTTAATAGTTCAGGGGCTGGTATAGTATATTGCTGAATAATTGTAGTATCAGAATATGGCATAGTTTCACTTGACCCAATTTCTTGTACACAGGACCCTACAGCATGGAATGCAGGGGTACCTGTTCCTAGAGTTCCTCTTCTTAGTTGTCCTAACCTATAATAATCGTTAGAATTATCTAATACATGGGTTGTTGTGAAATATTCAATACGTTCTCCTCGTATCTCAATTATTCCTGGGCGATTTGATGAGGGGTCCGGAAGGGAAAAATTACCAGCATAATCAACTGCAATCGTTAAGTCATTATATAATAAGTTCTGGCATAACTTTGCTTGTTTATATGAACTTAGTCTTTTATATTGATACCGATTTAACATATCTTTAAACTGCATATACGATATGCCCGGTTTTAAAATATTACTGTCAAAGGTAATTAACGCAAAGTCATCGTTTATCATAGGTGTTGCTGCTAGTGTAATACTAGACCTGTCGTCATTTAATTTAAAATCAATACTCGGTGTTAAAATTGTACTATTCCGTATAACCCAAACATAACTATCATCAAGAATTGTACGATTTAACTTTAATTGTCTATTAAATATTTGTAAATGCGAGAAATATTCTAATGTATTCGGTATCAATGTATTATTAAATGCTACATTTACATTAGTACGACCGATTTTTAAAATATCTTGTTTATAAAAACTAATAACTTCGATTGTAGCATTATCGTATGCTATATCAAATGTAAGATGGGGCAATGCCGTTCCGTTCGATGGGGTATAGATGTATCCGGGATGTTGCTGAATACTAATATATAAGTCCGTTCCGACATATTTTTTTGCAATAGTTTTTGTTAGTTTAACTGATATACCACTAAGATCAACGATATAATCAGTAATCGGCGTTAATAATATACCTGCAGATACGATAACCGAGACATCTATAATGTTGACCGAATTTGGCATTGCATAATCAGGTGAAATTGCGTAAATTAAGTCTTTATTAGTGCTAACTGTCCTAATTATAAACGGTATTACATTAGGACCTTTAATAATTTCTTGTCCGACTCTTACAATCATATTACCTTCGTATGGCAAACTACTGCCGACCTGATTTTCTAAAGGATAACTTATTGATCCATTGGCAGTTATTTTCTCTGATTTCATAATCGAAAAAGTTTGACTCGTTCCACTGACAATAATATATGTGATTAGTTTGTCGGCTAGAGGTGGTTCATATAAAGATATTCCGATCAAGTTAGCAAGTCCGTTTGTTTCGGTTGTTTTAAATAATTTATAATCGGAAGTATTAAGTTGCACCCCGTCGATATAAATTAACGACGTTACCGGAGTTATCCATGGGGCTGTGGTGATAAATGTATTAGTCGATCCATTAGCAATAAAGGTTTTAATATCTAAAATATTAGATCCATTAAATCCAACACTAGTGATAGAGGCAACCGTTCCTACAGGTGGGGCAGTTTTAAAGATTACCGATGCAGCACGATAGTCCACTGTATAATCAGTATCAATTAACATAAGTTTAGTGTCAGTGTATTGATTTGTAGAGTTTTGGTATCCAGAAATTAATTTAACAAGGACTGCTTGATCACTATTCGGAGTTTGTGACATTGCAAATTCGGTTTGGCTTCCATTCCCGTAATAAGTATCAGTTAAAATTATTGCAGAACTAGTTGATGGACGATCATATACCTTAATTGCAAGAGTATCAACTACTTGTCCGGGAACAACTTCTTCTGTTGCGGGACAAGTAGTAGTAGTTACAAACCCATTACCGTCGACAATAATATCATCAGCTGCTAATCCAGTAGCAGTAGTATATACTCTGTTGACATTATCGAGCGTTCCGCCGATAAGAGCAGTATCATAGTCATCTTGTAACGGTGATATTGAACCATCACTTGTACTTTGTCTAAAAATAAAGGTATCATTAGTAGTAATAGTAAATGTATCCGGTATCAGTATAGTGTTTGAGACACCGGTTGCTACTACTGTTGCCATTACTACAGACGGCTTGTTAACAAGAGGTATCCCAACATAAGACGGATCGTCGATTCTAACTGCATTTATCTTATCAGTTCCCGCAGCAGCATAGTAAATATTAATCTGTGTTCCTGCTGCTGGAGTATACGGTAAAGTAAATGTGTTACTAACTACACTTACTGTTTTAATATAATCAGTAAACGAGTCGTCTGAACTGTCCCATCTATCACTGTAATATGCAGAGCTATCCCATCCGCGGTTAATTTCGAATCCCAATCCGGTTACTGTTACTCCGCCGTAATCAATGCCTGTCATTAATTGCGATAAATCTTTGCCAATGCTCCCGGTTACAGGGTTATAATAGTACTGAATTCTATCTGCTGCATTTAAAATCGACCAATCTTTAATATAAGAGATGTTAATTACTGCACCCTTTGACGGTGCTGTATCAAACACAAGTAATCCTGAATATTTTGTATACCCTAATTGTTTAGATGCAACAATTTTTAACCTATATGTGTCTCTTAAAACATTAGAGTTATCTATTGTAATAGTTGACTGCCCGATACGTATATCCGGGGCCCACGCTAACGGAAATTGTAATTTAGAACCTGTTCCAATTATAGTTTCAGTTTCTTGCAATTCTGTAATAAAATATGTTTGTGTAATTCTATCAAATTTCATTTTAATTAAATTAGATCTTATTACACTGTTTCCGAGAATCGCAACTGCTTTAGCTGAAGTACCGTTACTTGCCAGTCCCCCTACAAGATTGATTGTTGGAGCAGTTAAATACCCCGATCCACTCTTAACTATTATAATTCTGTTTACCGTTCCTTTTGAAATATATGCAACTGCTTGCGCACCTGATCCGCTATTGCTTACTATTTCGACTATCGGATTTGAAATATATCCACTGCCGCCGTTTATAATTGCTAGATTAGTAATACTAAATCCAACATTATCCAGCCAGAATTTCCATGGGTAAGTGTTAATTGTTGAATCGATGGATCCGATCTTACCAGCAATTAAATCAACTGATACCGGTACCATTTCCCCATTCTTTATTACTGCCGGTAAATCAAAATCAGTAGCTGCTTGATAGTTAACATCTAACGAATTATAATTGCTTATATATTCTCTAATTTTTGTTCTGTATGGCTTTACTTCTGCGACATAAGATTGAAAATCTGATAAATGATCATTGTTATATGTAACTTTTTGTGATAAGCTGCCAACATTGTGCTGTGCCTTAATGAAGCTAGTTTTAAATATCCAATCAACATACAACTGTTCATTAAGAATATATCGAACGCTTGTAAAAAATAAATTTATATATTCTTGTTCTAAATTGTCAATAAAGATGTCGTTCTTAATTGCATTAAGAATATATCGTATTTCACTCGACGCATAATCATCGTATACTTCGGCATCGTATAATGAATTATCATATCCGTAAATAGTGTTATCAAACTCATACAACGAGGAACGAAATTGGATTGTGCCGTTTTGTGCCCCAACAATAACATAACTTTGCGTCCAATCAGTACTTGTTGAGTTAGTATATTTCTTTAACAACACCCAATTACCAGAATTGTTAGTAATTACCTTAACAAGACTTCCGATCTCAGCTTGGAGAGTTGATAATTCAACAAATGTATTAACAACAAGCGTATATGTTGTAAATTGATTATATCCGGATTGGTACCAGTCAATATAATACCAAAATTGAGTCGTATCGTATGCTTGGGTATCAACCTTTGACCAAACTTCAGTAGTAACATCATAATAATAAATGGCCCACTTATTAAATGAAGTAGAATCAGTTTTCACTAAAACTGCACCTGATCTAGTTAATAATAATGTTTGACTATCATACCCCTCGCCCGGCATTATAACATCAACTCCAATTATTTGTCCATAAGAGTTGATGATCGATTTAATAACCGATCCTTTACCTGTCCCAACCACCTCGATGAACGGAGCATAAACATATCCCTTCCCCGGATCAACAATTTTAACTCCGGTAATTCTTCCATCAACAATGATCGGAATTAATGAAGGAACTTTAAAGTTACTAGTATTAACATAACTTAATTCAGCATCAGTATCAATAACTATATCATATCTTCCTTGAATGGTATTCGGAATCTCATCTATTGTTTCTAATTTCGATAAATTAAATTGATCAACTACTTGATGATTAATTAACACACGGTTAGCTTGTTCAATAAGTTGTTTTAATGCCTCAAATCGATTAATAAACATGCCTTGTCGAGGACGATTTTCGACACCGTATCGAATTTTTAATGGCAATGTAGGATCCGGCACAGTACGACCTTGTAAATCAAGCCCGCATAAACTATCAAACCATTTTTGTTCAATTAATCCAGGTATTCTAGTGCCTGGAGAAGAACTAATCAAATTCCATTGGCTATGAATATTTCGATTAGAATTTTCATTTATCCAGTATTGTACTGATAATACTATTTCAGAATTTTCCAATAACGGCTTAACATTAAACAAACTAACAGAATTGGATCCGGTAAATGCGATAAATTTATTGCCGGTACTTCTCGGGTTACTAATTAGTTCAGACACACTACTTGCTGAAATTGTTCTATTTTCTGTTGCCGGAATTAATTTGTTATTCTTAACCCAATAATAATACTTTTGTGTATATGATTCGTTTAGTGTATTATAATTAGACACTATCGAATATGCGCTATCACCATATAAACTTATGCCACTAACCCCTTTTGCTAATCCCGGCACAGTGTCTGCAATTGCATCCCATTCAGATGGTAACAATGTAGTTTCTACCCATTCGTATATATCAATACTTGATCCCGGAAATAATCGATTCCACGTATTATTTCTATATACCACATCACTATCATAGCAATTAAAAAACTTTGCGGTTCTTAAATCCCACCATAACTGCCCAACTTGTATAGTAGACCATGCGTGTCCTGCATTAAGCGGCACCGAGCCATCACCGAAAGAGTATACTGCCGGGTCATAATATAATTTGTAAGTCAATTCCTCATCAGCAACACCAAGAATCTTACCTTGTAACGAATCAACTATATCAAGATGCGATACTATAACCTCTGTTGATTTATTATACAAAAATACTTTTTTAATCTTAGACACATCAACTCGATTAACTTCGGTATTAATCTCAGTTAAAGTATATGAACTAGACTGTTGGGAATATGCTGGCTTGGTGTATTCATACACTATGCCGGATCTAATATTGTCGTCGTACCCGACAGGTGCACCTACTATAACTGAATTAGAGCCAACTGATATACAAGAACCATACATCGATTCATTATCAGTATTGTTCGGCAAACTTTCTGAATATACCCAATTTCCATTAGCACTGTTAGCGCCATATTGATCATAAATGTCAACCCGGCCGATGCCGTTATGGTTGGCTGAAAATTCAGTTGCTTTCTCATCAAATGTGGTTGTATCACCGTCAAAATGTATCGGTTGATAATTAGTTGAGCTGCGACTAAAAACAACTAATGTATCAAAATTATTCATGAACGATAGTTTAGATCCAAAATTCTGTGCAGCTTCAGGTGTAGTATTAACAAGATCTTGATACCATCGATATTCATCACCTGTTCCTAAATTATATTTGTAAACACTAACGTTACCTTGACTTAGTTTTAACCCATCATACAAGGGTGACGAAACAGCAATATAATCTCCCTGCCCTGAAACAGCAAGCCCTTCACCAAATCTTATATTATCTCCAGTAATAGTTAATCTTTGAGAATAATCTGTCCCTCCAGGAGTAGTTTGCTTATAAACAAATACTCGACCTGGGTCGATTCCACTAATTGTACGTACACCCTCAGATGAAATTGTTAAAGTCGATGCATCAAGGCTTATTGCTGTACGATACCCAAAATTAGCGCCAACTGCTACCTGATTACTATAGAATCCGATAATGTCTTTAAAATGCCATTGAGTAACAGTAAATTGTAATAGTCCGGTTGGTTCACTATCGGGTGCTATATCAGAAATAAACGTAGTGAGATCGATAATTTTTGCAACATACTGTCCTTTAGTAAATCCTGTTCCAACAATACCCATTCCTACTTTAATTCCGATAGTATTAGAAACCCTGATAGTAGTACCACTGTTACTTGTATTAGTTGGGCTAATACCAGCTCCGCTGAAGGTCGGGTTATAAAACCGCTGGCATATAACTACTGGTTCATATACTAATTGATATACCACTCCCTTCCCACCATTCCCGCCAGGTGCGCTTACAAATAATGTGTCGTTTCCAAATACTATATTTGTGCCAAATTGTTCGCCGTCTGTCGGATTTGGGCTGATAATAGTGTCAACAAGGGTTGAAATATTATTTTTATCTACTTGATATAGAGATATTGCGCCTTGATTCATCAATGTTGAATCCGTACCAGCAAGATCGACAGGAATGTATTCTAAAGTATTCCAATATTCTTGCCATAATGTAACAAACACATTATTGGTATCAGGAGATAATACTAATTCATCACCTCGATATGTGTCTGATATAGTAAATTCAGTCTCACTTAATATTCTTGAAATATAATAGATAAAATTAGGAACCAAATTTCCAATGGCGGATTGAAATATAATTTGTTGTCCGGGCACCGACGGGCCTGCTCCTGACTCGTTAATTACTGTACCTATTGTTAATTCGGTTACAATACAAGTGGGCGGATAATCTACTAGAATTGCAGTGTTTGCTTGATAGAATACATTAGATAACGGGTCTTTAACAATGTCATTTTGATTATATGTGTTTAACCGTTGCCATAATCCTTGATATTTCGTACGTACATGTGATGCTTGAGGTATGCCGGCTGCAATCCATTTATTCGAATTTTCTAGGGATTGGGTTGAAACTGCTAGTACACTTCCTGTGTAACGATTAACAAAACTAGAATCGGCATATTTTGAAATAACTTCAGAAGGTATCGTTTGGCGTAGTACCCAAGCCGATTCTGCCCCTGATTTATCACGAATATAAAAAGTTCCGGTTTTGTCTGTAATAACTAAAAAGTTTGAATTAGATGTAATTGCAACACTACTGCCAACATTTGAGTATTGTACTGGCAGCGGATTAAGTATTACTGATGGAATGTAAACCTTATTATATTCCCAAACCCCCCAGGCTCCGGTACCGTGTCCGTTATCATCGGTCCATATAAGTTCTTTAGGTAATAAATTTCGCGATGTTATCGAGTCTGCAACATTAATTGAGGATATTCGTTGACTAGTTAATGCAAATACGATAATTTGAAGACTAGGAGCAAATTCTAAAATTGACGTTGGTGTTGAGGCCGATATCACATTGAATGAACTTAAATTAACGGAAACAACTTTGTAAAATCCTGCAAGAAACTTATCAGTTTGCGATAATGCTATTACAGACCCAACTTTTACGGTAACAAGTGATTCGGTGTCAATTTGAAGTTCTGCGGTGTTATTAACTATTACACTAGTAATAGACAATACTTTCATATACAAACTTGAATATCGATACACATTCCAATCATTCTGGTCAAATCCGCACCAGATATAATCTCCCATATTAAACGGCGACCACGAATCTGAGGTTTCGGAAGGAATAGCATTAATGTTGCCAACTGTTGCAACATAGTTTGTGTATTCATTAGTATTTTGGTCAATATAAACTACAATATCGTTTACTTTGTATTCAACTGTACTATCCCAAGGGTTATTAGTTAATAATGTATCAATCTTGCCGATCGCAATTTTAACATCCGATAATCTTACATATCCTGCAGACCTTAAATATAAATTTGAGTTGTCTGTTAATGGCCAAGGGTTCGAATTATATCCAGTTGGTTTCAAATATATGTCATCTGGCAATAATTTAATTATTGAATAATCTGTCAGTGAAGGAATAAGACCATATACTAATTCAATAAATGCCCCTGTTCCATTTCCCCCAATAATATTGCCCGTCTTACCGATCACCGAGAATAACCCCGGAGTTACAATATCATTAACTGCAATAATTTTTCCATTACTATCTGTTGTTACATTAAGAACACAATGTCCAGTTGTTGTCGGTACTTTAACATTAAAAGATTGATTTGGTTTATAGCCGGTGCCGCGATTGATGATTTTTGTTGAAACTACTGTGTTAACAGTCCCATATCGAGGAACTGTTGTATTAAGTAACTCGACTCCTTGAGGATTGCTCTTAAACAGCGACTCGTCTAATGTAAACTCAATTTCTTCAAAGCTAGCAGTTGCGCCATATTGCCCAGCTCTAGCAGCCCATTCTTCATAAAAACTTAAACTTTCTTGCCGTTCATTAGTTAAAACATTGAATAAATTACTAAAGGCATTCTGTGTGCCTTTATCTCGAATCATTCCTTGATAAAATTTAAATTCAGATACAGAATCTTGAATAATATTATCAAGATATTGTCTTTTTTGGTACCCGATTAAGTGGTGTGCCACGGTTTGTTGATTACTATCGAGATTATCACTATCTAAACTATAAAAATCTGCAAATTGCGATGCTTTATAAGACCAGTTCGGTATTAATTTTGGTGTTGGTTTAGACGACAATAGAGACCAAGCTGCCGGATTAAAGACAGCAGAACCTGGTAGGAATGAATTTGCACTATAATAAAACTGTTGGTATTTTACTGTGTCACCTAATTGATAATCCTGCCATTCTTGCCATGTTTTTATTATTGCTTGATCAAATATAAACCCGGGAATATTAAATGAGCCGTCCCAACTTGTTCCGACATGCGCAGATAGTTTAATTCTTTCTTGTCTATAACCAGTTGCAGGACTATAAATTACGTCATTAAATATTGTTGTCTGATCTAATAACAGAATTTGTTCTTTTTGCACAAGATAAAATGTTGCATTATATATTTCTTCATTGATTTTAGGAATATATTGTGTAACATTTCCGATTCGAGATATTTTAATGTTATTAGACAAAACCGGGGTCCCGTCTACTTTAAGAATTTCATATGTATAAAAAGAGTTTGTAATATCATCAACAATTGCATTGTTTGTAGTAAACGTTAACCCTGCCGCAGCGGGGCTCAATGAAATAACCGAACTGCCGACTGTACTTAGGCCATCTATTTTAATAAAATTTTGAATATTAAATTCGGTAGAATTTGTTACGTTAGGAAGGACTCGATAAAAGTCACCTTGATATTGAATAATAGTTCCACTCACAAACTCGATATTAGGTAACCATTGTTCCCATTTACCTACGCTAGCTGACCAGTTTTGTGTAGTCCAAAACATAAATTCTTTAGCACTAGTTGTCCAATTTACAACTGTGTTTAAATTATTATTAAATGTGTTGAATAAAAACCCTTGGTCGATTAAATATTGTTCATACCCAAGTAAAAAGTCAACGACATCTTGTATAGTTCCTAATAATGTACCGTAAGGAATATTAAGAACTTTAGTTCTATCCCAGCCAATTCTTATATTTGCATCACGTCCACCAACAATTGGCAAAGTACTTAACTTTGCATAATAGTTTAAATTTTCAGGTGAAGTATTATTTGTTACAGTTACTCGATAAAACTGATTATTATATTGTACAATATTACCTACATAATATTCGACACCACTAGTCCAGACCGAATATACTTCAGATATGCCGCCTACATTAATATTAACACCTGCTTGAATCCACTGATAATAACTAAAATATGGTTTCTCTTGGCTATACCCTTTAACCTCAAATCCGGCGGCTAATTTTGTAACAATTACTCCGCTATACGAAATTTGGGTAACTGGCGAAGAACTATTTAAAATTAAAGTATAATTCTCCTGTGGTACAAACACTCCCCCAGATGATAATGGTGATCTCGAATCTAAAATTAAGTTAAATTGATCTTTGCTGCTAAACGACCCTAGCCTATATGATAACTGTACTGTAATATTTGATAAATCATATACATACTGATTATAAGAGGTTAAATCTGCACCTACAACATAATCAACAATGTAATTAATGATCCCCGCAGTCTGGATATTTGTGTTACTAGAATAGATGCTAGGTATAATAATATTGTTCGGATTTATTCTCAACTTAGTATCAGCATATACTAATTGACCTGCTAAATTTCGTACAATCCTTGACCGATCTAGTAACGTTCCAAAAGTTTTTGCGGGTTTCATTAAGAATGCCGCAATTAAGAAACTAAAAGGATAATCCGAACTTCTTCGCCATGCTCCTTCGACTGGACCTTGATCTCCGAATACAAAATCATTTGCAACCTCTGGGGTTAACACCCCAGCCGCCCAACCTGCGGTCAATGGATCTAACAGATTGCCTATTTCGTCAACCGGGATATGATTAATTAAATCTGGCCTTGAAAATTTTGAAAGTATAACCGCAGGAACTCCTGGTTGTCTTACACGGCCATCAGTTAAGTCTTGCCACATAATTAAATTATTACTAGTATATGGTGCCGGTCCGTATACTTCGTCCCACCAGGTCGGTTTGTCATTAAATCCCAGCATTTCCCAAGGTGTTCGATCGGGACTGTCGGTATCTAATACCCAATTATAAATTCCTCTCCAATATCCCGGGCAACTTGTACCATTCGGCAAATCAAAATAACTATAGTTAAAAGTTAAATTAGTATTACGATCAAACCCTTGATTTTGGGAATAATCAATACCAACATGTTTAACCCATTTATAAAAATTAGGTGATAATATTTCGTTAAATTCAGTTAGATTGTATTCTGTTGCTCTATTGTAACCAGGAATAATATCATAGATATCAAAAATATCGGAATTATATTTTACTTTTATGTTATTATAGATTCTTCTTTCAAGCTCTAATAGAATTGCATCACGGTAATCAGTAAATACCCCATTAACAATTTCTCCATACAGCACAGTATGACTACCGTCATGGCCTTGGATAGTCCATGTGTGATTTACAAGCGAAGTATCTAAGTATACCCTCGGATCAACAGTAGGCCATAAACCTAATTTTGACGGAGTTGGCGGAACAAAGCATCCATTAGTATTTTCAAACTCATAAATGGTAATTATATCACCGTTATTCATATTTGCCGAAATTATAACAAAACCTTGATTATCAAATGTATATTCATGCTCGGTTAACAATTGTGTACCATTTAAATAAACTAAAACTGCATGGCTAGATAGCTTATCTAAAGAAAACGACGATGCCCATGAATGGTGCAACGGGTATGATTTAATTCTATAATCAATTACAGTTAGATCATTCTTAGTACTAGGGCCAAACGCAACCATATCACTGAAATAATAAGGGGCTGTTTTTGGTTTATCTTTAAACATTTTTTGTAAAATCAGATCAACCATTATTACTGGATCAGCATCAATGCCTATCTGTTCAGAAGTTGTAATAAAATTTCGTTTAAATTTAGTATATTCAACTTTTGCATAGTCTATCGCCCGAATAACATTATTTTGTTCCGACGTAATATGATATATTGAGAGGCTTAATGGGGAACTATGTTGAAGAAACTTAGTACCGTATTGGGCAATGTTCCCTAAATCTCTTAAATTGTTTGTTCCAGGATTTGTACCGATGAAAGTTGTTAAATTATCAACGATAGAATTTAAATGGTCAATCACTTCACCTAACGAAAAACTATTAATTAAAGTATTGAAAGGGTTATTCTGTAAGTTGTAAGGAATTTCATAAAATCCGTTATTGTTAATTTGCTGTTTAGCAAATGCCTTTACTGTCAATACATCCGAAAGAGAAATGTCTTTAACTAATGTGATTACTTTATACTTAGTACCGTCACTGATTGCCCAGTTACTAATGTCTAATCGAATCCCGTTAACATAAACTACAATCTTTAAGTCAGGTAGATTATTAATATTATCAAATATATCCAATGGAAAATTGTTAACTACTTTAGAATTTTTATAGATCCTAACGGCTGCTTGAGTTAGTGCGCTATCAACCGTTTGCCATCCGTTGACATAAGTTAATACACCGTTGTCAGTTGATTTGACAAGATATCCGATATTAACATCTTTTCTAATAATATCAGTAGTTGATTTATATTCAAAATAATCAGTTGCAAGATTAAAATTAAACAATATATCACCGATATTGTTTATATTTCCATATGATAGTGGAAATCCAAGTATTGTATCAGATGTGCCTGCTCCGATATTATATGAAAATACCTTAGTCCCGATAAAAGTTGATCCAGGATACGTAGATACATTACTATAACTAATTTTGTCGTCATCAACAATATCAAACAATGGTGATTGATTTACTATTGTCTTTATCTGGGACTGCATCCAGTTAGCGCCATCATACCAATATGATACACCTTGATTTTTAACTCCCCGACGGACCAACACTGTTTGAAGACTTTGTGGTTCTTGAAATTCAACTAGACGAATTTTTTTCGTAGTTATTTCATGGAATGACGCTACTAACATTGTTCCTTTAGCATTTTTTTGTAATGCAACTGGTCCTTTAAATGTATTTGAAATGGTTATTGTTGTATCGTTAAGAATGCTCGAAATATAATAGTTCTTACCGGGAATAATATCTCCAATTGCTGCACCAGAAAAAACAATTAATCGACCAACTTCTAGATTGGCGGTAGAACCGACAATTACAGTATTTCCTGTTGCAACTGTCTCAGTAGCATCAGTAGACACCGATTCAGATGTTTGAATAACGTCTACAATTTCTACTTGAAATGTCTTATTTTTTACTCGAATATCATTATCTGCTGCAAAAATGATGGTATGTCCAGATACAAGATCAACTCCATCAATGTTATAACCGTTCGATCCTTCGATTATTGAAAAAACATCAGTAGTAACAGTATCGATCAAATCGACATCATCAACTGCATTAATACCAAAATTAAATAATTTTAATCCTGCTTCAAATTCAATAATAGGCCGTACTGCCCGGGCTGTGTGATCCAATACTGCAATAGTCCCGTTTGCAATTGCACTTGCTTTAATAACATCAATATGAAACCATCTATTATTACGACTCCAAGGATTCCTATCGTTACTGCTACGATTAACAACAATATAATCAGAAACACCTGGGTATGATGCTGCATTACTAAATGGTAGTGAATCAAACGGGGTATCGTCAAATAATACCGATTCCGTAGTAGTGTATGGGCCAATAATCTCTAATGACGATTCTTTGATCAAACAAATGCCTAAACCCACACCTTCTATATAATAGTTTCCGGTAGCATAAATTGATGGTTCAACGGTTCCAATGAATGTTACCTTCATACCGTTGCTCAAAGAGGTACCATTTTCTAAAATATAAGTCTTCTTCCCTATAATTTCTTTTTCAACATTAATAAAGGTATTTTCATTAATTGTGTAAATTTCAAAAACACCTCCTACATTTGGATCTGACTCACTAACATAATATAATGTTTTTGGTGCATCATTAGGAACCGTAAATGTAATAGTGCCATTCTCAACAGCATATCCGCTTACACCTAAGTTAGTATATCTATCTAAAACTCCAGAAGTTCTGCTAGTTTTAATAGAGAATGGGTTGCCAAGACTTTTGATATCAAAAATGTAAGTTTGTCCCTTATATAATTTGATTGTAGGATTAGGAGTTAACCCGAGCACACCAGTAGGTGAAAAAATGTAAACATTATCGCCTAACTCATTTTGAATCGAAACATCATACGTGCTTGTAATTTTTTGCTGGGTACCAAAAATTGGAATAATCGACGGGCCATTGGGAAGCCAGTAATAATTTTGAAAATTTACAAATTTATCCCAATTAATATGCGGATTCCAACTATAAAACTCTTCAGAATTCAACCTAGCATGTTGTTGTACATTTCCGCCAAACACCTTAATTTGGTTAATGTAATCTTGATAGTCCCTAAAAAACGTATTATTACCTAAACTATCGTTAACAACTAATCCAGGTTCTAATTGATAATTTTGTCTTGTATCATCCACTGCATCGACAAATATATCAGCACCAGTTGTTGCTTTGGCATTTTGACGACCGATATATCCATTAACTTGTTTAACAGTACCCGGTTGTATTAATTGATCAACTGTCGCATGTAAAAATTTAGTATTTGCATCGGTACGAAAATACTTAGGTAAAAATTCTGAACTTAGGGTTGTATTGTTTCCAGTTGGGTTACTGTTATCGGCCATTAGATGCTCCATATGGTGCGCTTGTAATATTTTGAGATATAGAAGAGTTAATAGTAGTTCCTGCGATTGCTTTGAGTACAGATGGTGTTAACGCTGATACAATTTCAATATCGTTAACTGTTGCACCATTAATAAACAATTGATCGCTAGGTGCTGTTATTTCAAATAAGTTTCCAAATCCGATACCACCTTGTCGAGGAACTATTACAAAACTAGTAATATTTGGTGCTAATTCTTTCATTACGTATGCTGCTAATTCTGAGAAATAAAAGGTGTCGCCAAAATCCCAGTTTTCTAAAGCAAAAAATTGGTTGATTGCATTTAATACACTTGACTGTATATAACTGTCGGAATTAACTTGTGCAGTATTTTTTACCACTTTAAATGATGCTTGAACATCAGGGGTTGCATATGACCCAAATAAAATCTTATATGTTGCCGAATGATACACTACCTCATCTGATATAGATTTAACAAGGTTTAGCTTCGGTGCTAGCAAATTATACAATTCATTTGAACTCGGAGGTAATGGGCGAGTTAACGACGAAGGCGACATTAACCATTGTCTATATGCTAAATCATAACTTGCCGTTAACACATAAATGTCAATAATGTTGCTTGGACTTGGATCTATTCTTGATTCATAATCTGCACTATGAGTATACTGAAATTTTAATTTATCTCTTCCAGTATACATCTTATAATCTAAGGTAGGTTCTAAAATACCAGTAGATATGTTTAAGGTAAGAACTGTATCAGTGTCAATACAATAAAAATAACGACCGGCTACTGCATTGCTATATGGAATATCCGCTTTGGTATTTACAATAACAACTACGCCGGCATCATTATTAAAATATGTATAATCTTCCTGAGCTTGATTAATAATGTATTTCTGTTCAACAATATACTTTGTGGTTGCATTTACTGTTGGATTAACAATATTAACAAAATATTCTGGATTATCGACTACGCCGTTGTTATCTGTATCGGGGAAAGATATAATTAATTTAGAATTATCAATATAACCATCCGAACCGATATATCCAGATACTACATCCCACGGTAGATCATTAGTAAATGCGGTTGTGCTATCTGGTTGTGTATTAATACTAAGAATGTTGATTTGATCTTTAACTAGTGTATTAGAATTGATATCATAGATCTTATGTGTGCCATCGAAATAAAATCTTAATTGTCGTTCACTTTCAAATACATACTGTTGTTCTCTCGATTGAACAGTATAAACAACATTATCAGTTGTGAACAATAATAACCAACTAGAATCCTGTTGTTGATTTGTTGAATCGCCTTGATAAGCTAATGTGAACGGATTTGTTACATTCAAATTAGTTTCAAAAATAATTTGCCATGTTTGTGTAATTGCGTTATAACTTAATCCAAATGCATTATTAGAGAATATCAATTCAATCATTTCTGTCATAATAACAGGTTTAATAATAGTGTTCCAGGCCGGAATAATTTGATTAATCACTGGATAGATACCGTTCGAAGTATCAATTTTTCGATTTAACGTAATCGGACCGTATCCTGATGACAATTTGCCGGTGCCCGTTGCAGTTCCGTTGTCAATAACTGATACTACCGCAACCCATATGGTCATTTCCGATCCGGCGGCCGTTGCACTTCCTAATACTAATTTGTTCGAGTGTAAAGTATCAAAATAATATCCCGTCGGTGCCGTAAATTTAATCAGAGTGCCGGGAATAAAATACTTCAAATCATTTGTTGTATAACTTCCGACCGGATAAATTTCTGACGAATTTTCTATACCAGTAATATACCCTGTAGACATGCCAGTATCAGTAGTAACACTGACCCAATTAATCGATAAACTAGAAGTAATATAATTTAAGTATTTTGAATAATAATAATTTCTTAAACTAGTTTTTTGTAATATTGGATATATTGTATTAAGAATAATTCCTTGAATATCTGTTTTAGTCTGATATTTAAATGCAATTTGGGGGTTAGTCGATTCCGAATAAATTACCCCGTCAGATCCAAACAACATGGTTGAACTATATGCACCTGTTGGATCTTTTAGATCAAAATATCTGCTAATACCGCTAGATGTTCTATTAATCGATTTAATCTTTACAACGTGTGTGCTTGCTGATAACGGACTAATATTGTAGTCTTCACCTGTAATCATACGATTTTGTGTATAATACATCTGAGGAGCATTTGTTTTTATACTAGCATTTGATTCTGTCGAATTTGCATTTGCTACACTAGTTTGCAAATTTAAAGTGATAGATAATTGTTCTGGGGTGTTAGCATGAGAAGTGTATGGGATTGTAATTGTAACGCTACGAATGTCTTGAACATTGATTACATATGATACTCCGTTACTTACTCTATAATATGCACGAAATGTTCCTAGAGGTAATTGACCAAACGTACCGTCACTAAATTGAAGGCTAACCATATCGCCGACCCGAGAAATAATTTGATATATTGTTTTTATGTTTTGATTTAGACTATTATAGATAATATTATTACCAACTAAATTAGGAACTTTTGACCACAAGGTCGATTCATTACCACTAGCATCTAATTGATATAGCCACACATCACTTTCGTTAATGTTATTTGCGTTAATGTCAATTGATTCGTTACTACTCGGCTGACTGATAGTAAATGTTCCTTGATTTAACGTGCCTTGTACAAAATTTAAAAAAAATCCTGTCCCCGGACTGCCTGCTCCCATTCCGTCATTACTGTAGATACATGCAAGTGTATTATTTGCACTCGGCGGTTCTTCATAAATGTAATCTTTTCCGCTAAATGTTGTACTAGTAATTTCAAAATTTGTATTATTACCAGACACTGCTTTAGTAAATGCAAAAATAGGAAGACCTGTGATGGTACTATTAAATCTATATTGTTCAGTAGGAATAGAATATATCGTTGCGTTATCTGCAGGATTCCCAAACTGTTGGCTCGACGGAAATGCTGCATTTAACACTTTGAAAAATTGATCGTACCAGTTATTGTTTGTTGAATCATTCCATATGATTGTTTGGCCGGACAAGTTAAGACCGTTACTATCAATTACGTTTTCTGTAGTAACTACTGTATTAAATTTCAATAATCCTTGAGCTGCAACGTTACGTGTAGGATTATAACTGATCATCCTAGCTAAACGTAAGACCGCATCAGTTCTTTCTGCTAATTCTAAAAAATTGTTTCTTGCATTTAAATCAATACGAAATGCAATACTCTGCCCCATATATGCAATAAGGTCAATTAATGCTAGATATTCTGAACTTTCGATATAATCATTAAAATCTTCAGGAAAATTTATACGAAGATAATCAATCATCGTTCGTCTTAAATTTTCAAAATCATAACTTTGAAAATCTGCATTTTTAAACGATTGATATATTTTTTTCCAATCTTCTGAAATAAGAAGATTATTTAAACGATCTGTAGAGCTCATATCCTATCCTAATAATGATATTTATCGAATAAAATTATGTGGGTATATTATTGTGCAAGGAATCCATTAGCTTGATCAAATTTTAGTTGCAACGTTTGACTGATGTTATAAGGCAAATATGTTAATACGCACTCGATTTGTATTCCCATATCATACGGCGTTACAATAATAGTTTGAGCGCTAATTCTCGGATCATAATTAAGAATCTGATCAACATTATTTGTAATAAGTGTTTTGACCTCATTGGTTAACGGTTCAAATAACATATCCCAGATTACTGTGCCGAATGAAGGATTCATAAGACGCTCCCCTTGCCGTATATGAAAATGATTCAATAAGTCCTGTTGTATTAACTGAAAATCAAACAACCCGTAGTTCTCAGTGTCGGCACTAACTGTACTAAATCCGCGATATGTTTTGGGAGCAATTGTATTTAATTGACCGGTGCTCGGAGGATTTAATGTAATTTTGTTGTAAAGATTTGCTATCGAACTCATTTTTGTGGCCTCTTAACTTTTGAGAATGGATCTACTTTCGTAGTATACTTTGGTGGTTTAGTCACATTTGCATCTATCCACCATTGTGCAGGTTTTGACAAGCTAGTGCTGTTACCGTCATATCTTCCGTCAACATCTCTATCAGTTGTCTTTGGAACATATAATGTAGGATCCAAATTCTCGTGCTGAGGATACGGTTCGTGTGTCGGAGCTCGTCGTGTAATTGATTTCAGTGTTTGTTTGTCAACATTTGTAGGTAATGTATGAGTTTTTAACACCTTTCCCGGAATCACAATCGGTGCAGAAGGACCATTCATATGAATCTGCTGTGCTTCTTCTATGTGAAGTGCCTTACTTTTAAATGTAGTATCTTTACCGGAATCAAAGCTAATATCATCGAGTACCGTTTTAATTTCAAACTTTTTCAGTTTACATGTAATTTTACCATTACCTTCTGCTATAACGATATCAAAATCTTTAACTGTTTCGATTTGTGCTTGATTATTTGCCTTTATATTAACATTTCGACCCGATTCAATATTTACATCTCTATCTGCAAAGAAATTTAAATCATTATTCGAATGGATGTTAATACTGTCGGCAGAATAGATATCAATCTTTCCGTTGCTGGTTAATTCGATCCATGCCGTTCCTCTAGAATTTCCGATGTATATTAAATCTTCGCTGTTATGCAAAAGAATTTGATGGCCTGTTCTTGTACGAATTCTAACTAATTCGTTATGCGGAATAGTAACATTGCCCCCGGACTCGCCTTGAGAAACCGATACATAATCAGGAGGCCCTGCTTTATCTCCTCCGGCGGGTTTCTTTCTTAAAAATTTGTCATCACCATCGTCCATTACAAAAGTAGTTCCACCTAATCGACTAACAAACACATTAGCAGTAGATCCTTCTTTACCCATCGTTCCGGTTTTTGCTCCCGGTTGTTTGTCAATCGGTCCAGGGGTAGAAATGCCAAATACTGTACTCGGTACTTCTCTTCTAGCACTACTAGTTGTAATTCCTCTAATATCATCGCGGAGTAACCCTTGCGCTGTAAAAACACCTGTTATTGGGTGTTTGGGCTTTTTAATTTTTGTCTGATCGTTAGTCGGCGTTGTATTAACTTTTTTATTATATTCAGCAACTGGTAATCGGCCGGTGCCGTCACTAACATATTGTGTTGCAGCAATACCCGGAACCATGAAATTCATTGCTTCATCCGGGACACATCCTATCCAAAACCCTCTTTTTGGATCGCCATCGATAAAGATAACCATTACAGTTGTTCCTACATCGGGCGGAACAAACCACATTCCATAACTTTTTTGAGTATCGTTATACGTATCTTGATCACCTACATAGTCAACTCCTGTGCAACCATAAAACGGAGTCATCATTCTTACTTGGTGTAGCTGGCCCGGCGCGTTAG